CAGCGGAAAGAGCTGCTCTTCACGTCGCTCGGGCTCGATCAGAAATGGACACCGCTTCTGGACATGGCGAGGCGAGATAAGCGCGCAACCGAGGCGCAGCTTCAAGAGCTAGCCGGCCGCGTAGGGACACTCGAAGCCGAGATCGCAGGCAAGCCTGAGATCAACTCTCGCGCTCTCACCGCTCGCGCTTCCGAGGAAGCCGCCGAGCAGGCTGTCGCCGATGCCGAGTTAGCGCTCCGCTCCGTCTCCTCCAAGATCGCCGAGGCCGAGAAGTCGGAGGGTCGGCGCCGTGAACTCGAAGCGCGCGAGAGCGCAGCGCAGGCGACATGGCGGCGCTTCGTTGAGATCGACAACGCGGCGGGCGTCGCTGAGAACTTGCTCGTCGGCGTCGCCTCAGAGATCGCTGCCCTCGAGGCGAACACCTCCGGCCGCGAAGCCGCCGAGCTTCAAGTCGAGACGCTCGAGCACGAAGCGGGCAAGGTCGCCGACAAGATCCGGGAAGCCGATACCGTTGTGCGCGAGAGCGAAGAGCGAGCCGCTCGTGTCCTGCGCCGGCAGGCCGAGATCACAGACCTGCGCGCAAAGGCTGACAGGCTCGGCGCCCTCGCTGCCGCTGTCGTCTCGGGTGAGATCAAGACCTGCGATCGCTGCAAGCAGACGCTCCCCGATGACGCGGTTGACCACGCGCGCGAGAGCTATCTGAACGAGGCGAAGACTCTCAGCGACCGCATCCTCGAGATCGAGCGCGAAATGTCTGACGACGCGACGAACGTAGTCGATGGTATTGCAGCGAAGGGCGAGCTGCCCGGACTCCGACTCCGCGAGAAGCAGATCAGCGAGAACCTATCCGCCGCGCGCGAGACCGTGCGCCAGGCGCAGACCGCCGAAGTCTCCCTCGCTTCGCTCCGTGCCGCCGCCGACTCTCACCGTGCAACATTGGCAAAAACGCACGCAGCCGGATACGCCGACGAGCGGACGCAGGCCGAGATCGAGCTGACCGCCGCTCGCGACGCTGTCGCCGAGATCAACGGCGCCGAGTCGATCGACCTCGATGCGCTCCGACGCGAAGCACTGATCGCCGAGTCGCGAGTCAAGGAGGCACAGACGCGCCGAGACGACGCACGCTCAGAGGTTGCTCGCGTCGAGGCGATGCTCGAGCGGATCGCCAAGGCTGAGAGCGACCTCGCCGAGGCGCAAAGTACTTTGAAAGTACTTAACGCCGAGTCCGACCTGCTCGCTCAGCTCGAGCGTGCCTACGGCCGCGATGGCATCCCCGCGCTGGTCATAGAGAACGCGGCCATCCCCGCAATCGAGGCAGAGGCGAACCGCATCCTCGCCGAGTTCGCGACCACCTATCGCCTCGAGCTCCGCACACAGCGCGAACTCAAATCCGGCGACGGGCTGGCCGACACACTCGACGTCGTCCTGGTCGGCGAGCAGGGCACGGAGCGTCCGTATGAGACCTTCTCCGGCGGCGAGCGCTCTCGCATTAACGTCGCCCTCCGGATCGGCCTTGCGCGCCTACTCGCTCATCGGAAGGGCGCCGAGACGCGCATCCTGATTCTGGACGAGATCGAGTACCTCGACGATGCTGGGCAGATCGCGCTCGCCGGCATTCTCCAGGGTCTCAGTAGTGAGTTCGAGACGATTCTCACGGTGTCGCACTCGGCAGGTCTGAGGAAAGCCTTCGATCAGGTCATCGAGGTCGTCAAGGAAAACGGGCGCTCCGAGGTTGTCGCGTGACTGAGCCCTACCGCGATACCGCCGTCCCCGTCGAGCGCTCCAAGCAGCAGATCCGTAACTGCTTGAAGAACGCGGGCGCGCGCGGGATGCAGCTCGAGGAGACCTGGGACACTGACGGCCTAGTCGAGGTCTGCCTCGTCCGCTTCCTTTGGCTACCCGAGAGCAGCACCGTCCCGATTAAGGTGCGCCTCGAGGCGAAGCCGCTACCGCCCGAGAAGCGCACTGACTACCGGGGCGGATGGAAGGTCACTCCGGAGCAGCGCGAGCGGCAGGCATGGCGCGGGCTCGCCTGGTATCTCGAGAGTCTCGTCAAGGCTGCGACCTTCGGCATCGTTCCCTTCGAGGCCGTCTTCCTCGCCTACTTCGAGGACGTGCGCGGCCGCACGATCGGCGAGCACCTGATCCCGATGATCGAAAGCGGGAAGCTAGCGCTGCCGGCGATGGGCGGCACGTCTTGACCGCGAGCCCGATGCCCGCCGCCGCTCGCGAGTCAGTCGCCCGCGTCTTCGCTTCTATCCTGCGCGCCCGCCACCCCGGCTATGACGTCATCGTCGGGCCAGAGGAACGGACGGAGCGGCACGCGGTTGCCACGTCTCGGGAAGTCGTCGGGGACCTGACCGCGCCAGAGGATGAGAACGCGCTTCTCGATCGGCAATCGCCTTCCACTTCTGAGCATGATCGCGTCGATACCCCCGCCGAGAATCCGGCGCCTCTCGTCGAGCGAAAGCGTCGACCACGTCTTGCGAAGAGTCGCGATCGGCGGGAGGTCGCGGCCTAGCGCCGCGAGCGAAGCATGGACAGCCGCCGCGCATTCCTCGACCCGCCTACCTCTCGCACTGAGCCCGTCGAGGTAGATCCCTCGTCCGATCTCGACAATCGAAGTCTCGTCGCGCCAGGCGGTGAGTTCGGCGTCGGCCTCATCGAGCGCGAGCTGCAGGGCGCTGATCTCAGCGGAACTCGGGACGATCTGACCGAGCATCCCGTCCGGCTCGAGCGCGGCGAAGAACTGCTCGACAACGTAGGGCTCGATCACTCTCCCCATGACTGCGGAACGGTCGGGACAGACGCCGGCAGCATGGTCGCCGCGACAACGATAGATCCGAGCGTGCCTTCCGCCTGCGAGCTTCATCTTGTCGGGCTTGAGAACGTAGCGACAGCCAGCGCAGCGGAGCAGGCCGGAGAGCAGCGTGCCGGATCCGGGCGCCGTCCTACCTCTGACCTCCTGAGCGGCGCGCCAGTCGGCGGCGCTAACGATCGGCGCGTGAGCGTCCGGGTTCTTCTGCTTCCCCGATCGAGCCTCGCCCGTATAGACCGGATTGTGCAAGAGCTTCGACACGGCGGCGCTAGTCCAGTGGGCGTTCCCATAGGGGCCGACAACGCCGGCGGCCTCGAGCATGGCGGCGAGTTCCTTGAGGGACGCGCCCTGCGCTCTTGCCGCGAAGACGCTAGTGATGGCGGGCGCGGCGGCGGGGTCGGGCTCGAGCCGCCTATCCCCTCGTCGCACGTAGCCGGTCGGAGTTCTGGATGCGACGTGGACACCGCGCCTGACGGCCATCTCCTGAGCGCTCCGCCAGCTCTCGCGGATGCGATCGACTTCGAGCTCGGCGACGGCGAGCATCATCGTTACGGCGAAGCGCCCGATCGGCGTGGACGAGTCGAAATTGTCATCGACCGAGACGAGCTGCCCGCCGGCAGCGCGGATCCGGTTGATCGCCTGAGCGGCGTCGACCACGCTGCGAGCGAAGCGGTCGAGCTTCGAGACGATGATCCCGTTCGTCTCCCCCGCTTCTACGCGCGCGAGTGCTCTGACAAATCCCGGTCGCGTGCTTTTCGTACCCGGCTCGTCGAGGTCCTCGAACCATTCGGCGATTGCGTACCCGCGCAGGCGAGCGAGCAGCTCGATCTTCTCGCGCTGCACCTTCGGAGAGATGAAGGAGTCGCCGGCGCGACCGCCGACACGGGACACCCTGACGTACGCATCGAGCAGCAAGTAGGCGGAGCCTATACCGCTCTGCCCGTTTGTTCCACCCTTAGTAGGTCGGCCCAAAAGGCCAGATCGGAGGCGTCATGTTGAGGTCGCTACTCGTCGCCGCCGGCTTCCTCGCGCCCGGCGTTCTTATCGGCGCCGCGGGCTTTCTCCTCTGGGGCGTTACCGGCACGCTGGCTGCCGCTCTCCCCTATGCCGCGGTCGGGCTACTCGCGATCGGCAACTGGATCGAAGCCCGCCGGGTCGATCGTGCCATGCGCGCGCACTTCCAGAGGTTGCAGTCTTGAGGCGCGCACTGTTCTTCGCCGTCCCGATCCTCCTGCTCGTCTGGATGACTTGGCGGCTGCCTTGACCTACCTAGAACGGAGAGTGAGATGAAAACGCTGACCATCACCGCCGCCGACGTGAAGGATGGCAAGTACGTCGGCACGGAAGACGTTTCTGACTTCCAGGGCCACATCGAGATCGAAGCCAATCTCGGATGGGTGCGATTCGACGGACACGTGTCCGTCAGCGGCCGCATTTTTGCGGCCGCCGGTTCGGGCATCGAGGCCGATGAGAGCATCGAGGCCGGTTGGGGCATCAAGGCCGGTTCGGGCATCAAGGCCGGTTGGGGCATCAAGGCCGGTTGGGGCATCGAGGCCGATGAGAGCATCGAGGCCGGTTGGGGCATCAAGGCCGGTTGGGGCATCGAGGCCGGTTGGGGCATCAAGGCCGGTTGGGGCATCAAGGCCGGTGAGAGCATCGAGGCCGGTTGGGGCATCCTCGCGGGATTCTGGATCTCTTGCAAGAAGACGCTCACCTTCCGCCTTCGTCTTTTCGCCGGTGCCTGCTACTGGCGCGAGATCACCGAAGAAGAGAAGACCATCACCTGCGGGAAACTGGTCGGCGGTGAGGTCTGCTACGGAATCGTCAAAGAGACCGGGATCGAGGCGCCGCCACTCGTAAGTACCCAAATCGTCTTTAGCGAACCCGATCTCGCTACCCGTGTCGCTGAACTAGAGCGCCGCGTCCGGGCGATGGAGACCGCCGCCTAGTGAGCGAGCCGACTCACATCCTCGTTCCGCTTGCCCAAGCCGGAGATGCCGCCGCGCTCGAGGAGATCGTCCGCCGCTACCAGGCGCTAGCAATCTTGCTCTCCAAGCATCTGTTCCTTGCCGGCGGCGATCGTGACGACATCGAGCAGGAGGCGCGCATCGCGATCATCATCGCGGTTCGGTCCTACAAGCCCGAGCGAGGCAGCTTCCGCCCCTTTCTCGTTCTCTGTGTCGAGCGCTGGCTTGTCACTTGCCTAGTCCATGCGCGACGAGACAAGTCGCAGGTGCTGAACCAGGCCGCGCGCACGGCGACAGACGAGGAGGGCCGCGAGCGCCCGATCGTCGACCTGCTCGCCGACGAGAGCGCGGACCCGGCGCTTGTCGTGATCCGCCGCGAGCGCGTGCGCGAGATCCTTGAGCGCTTCAAGACGCTGACCGAGCTCGAGCGCGAAAGCCTCGTCGGATATCTCAACGGCGAGAGCTACTACGCGAACAAATCGGCCGACAACGCGATCCAAAGAGCGCGCCGGAAGCTGGCTGCGTGAGCGCCTCTCTGCCTCTCTCGCGTCCGAAGGGATGCTCGGATAGCGGGGAAGCCCTCCCGTGCGTCTCCGCACGGCTCACGGGGTCGCAACCTGCGAGCCACGGGCACGTTCGCAACTACCTGCGCGACCTTAGAGATGCTCGCGGCTTGTCGCTTCTCGACGCCGCTCGAATCACCGGGATCGCGAAGGGCACGCTCTCGATCCTCGAGCATGGTCACCGCACCGCCTACGCGCGCGAGTGCGATCAGCTCGAGCTGGTCTACGGCTTCGGCCCCTGGTACCCCCCGAGCGTTCTCCGAGTCCTCACCCCTGACCGTCTCTGCGCCAAGTGCGGGAAGCCTCTGCCGTTCGATGCTCGGCGGAATAGGCGGAAGCACGAGGTTTGTCCGTGAGCATCCAGGAAGAGTTCGCTCTCGCCTGGTGCCCGACTTGCGAGCAGAAGTGCGTACCCATGCGCAACGGCACGTGCGGCTTCTGCGACACGCCGGTCAAGCCGCTTCCACCCTGGGAGATGTCGGCGAAGGGTAAGCGGCGTCGCCGAACCGGATTGCCGCGCCGGATCTCCGACGCTGATCTCCACAAGCTGCACGTCCTACACACGCAGGCGAAGAAGCTCTCTGCTTTAGAACTCGCGCGCAAGGTCTACGTCCGCTTTGGCTACAGCTCGCCCCAGGCTTGCCACGCGGCGATTCTCTCTGGCTGGAAAACGCTCGGGCTCAAGGCGCGCGACCGGATAGAGATGACCGTCGAGATGAGCACGAAGAACGGGCTCTCTCCGCGCAACTGGACCGATCGACGACGTCGGCGCCTGGCCGCTGGTCTCACGAACAAAGGGAGGGTGCGTCAACCACGCTGCCCCGCCACTACGGCGCGCGGGAAGCGCTGCACACACCGATCTATGCCGAGCGGCTTCTGTTGGGCACACGATCCCGCGCGAGCCGAAGAACGCTCCAGACAGCTTGCCGCCATGCGCGCCAAGTCGCCGATCTGCATGCGCGAGTACGTGCCCTGGGAGCCGGTGCTCGCCGAACTACGCGACGCCCACGAGCGCGGCTATTCCTGGGAAGAGATTGGGGTCGCGGTCGGCTTGACCGCATCGACGCTCAAGACATACATGGTGCCGTCGAGGAAGGCGCAGCGGTGCTCGACTGAGCGCGCTTCGCGGATCCGCGCGGGACTCGCGTCACTCGACTCTCTTGAGAGGGCTGCCTGATGCCTCCTCTCCCGCGTGGCACTTGCCCGGCGTGCTTCGCCGACGTCGCTCTTCGCAAGGGTGATCTCGTTCGCGAGCATCTACCGCGAGGATGCCCGGATGCGAGGACATGCGCCGGCTCTGGCAAGCGGGCGCTCATCTCGAATCAGGAGATCAGGAACGCCTTGGCTGCGCGGGAGTCCCCGCGATGATCGAGTTCACCGTCTATGGGAAGCCGGCGCCGGCGGGAAGTAAAAAGGGCTTCTACAACGCCAAGGCGGCTCGCGTCATCATCACCGACGACTCGAAGCAGTCGCGTCCCTGGAAGGCGCAGATATCAGACGCGGCCGCGGCAGCTATGGGCAATCGCGCGCTGCTCGGCGGCCCGCTCGAGCTCCGCCTGGCGTTCTACATCCCGCGACCGAAAGGACACTTCGGAGCGAAGGGTGTCAGGCCGTCAGCGCCGGATTCGCCAACTGTGAAACCGGATCTACTCAAGCTCGCTCGAGCGGTCGAGGATGCGCTCTCTGGGATCGTCTACCGAGACGACTCACAGATCGTGCGCGAGCTGCTCGCCAAGTGCTACGGCGAGCCCGCGCGAGTTCTCGTCCAGGTCCGCTCGCTATTCGAGCTGAGGGCGACGGCTTGAGCCTTGGAGATCCCCCGATGCGTTCTGACGGCAAGTGCGTCGTCTGCGGCAAGTCGCGCAAGACCAAGCGCTCTAAGCGCTACGGCAAAGACGCAGCCGAGCGCGATCCGTTCTGCTCGACTCAATGTTGCCGCGCCTACCACGGAAACCCCCTGTCCGCGCGTTCCATATGGGAACAGGACTACGGCGTCGGGAGGGTGAGCGCATGACCGAGCTTCGTACTTCACAAACCCAGAGAGGAGAAGCAGCGTGAGCACATTCAAGATCAATGCGAGAGATGCGGCGAAGGCGCTCAACCTCGATCTACTCGACCTGTCGCTGATCCTTCGCAAGCGAGCAGAGGAACACCTCGAGATGGCCGCCAGGATGGCAGGGAAAGTTGACGGCATCCCAGACGGCGTGATCGCAAAAGCACAGCATCTTGTCACTGCAGCTCGCGCATGCGAGACCGCCTACGACGAGGACCACCCCGACGAGCCTGAGGAGTGAGGCTGACGATGAGCACCACAGAGAAGGAAAACCCGTTCGCCGGCATGGAGGACGCGAACGGAAACGTGATCCCAGAGAACGAGGGGGACGGTCTTCTGGAATCTCCACCTCAGGGTGAGGGTGAGAAACAGGAAGACACCGACGCCGGCAGCGAGAATCTGTTCAATCCAGACCGCTACAACAACCCTGCCCTGCAGCTGCCGCGGGTCGACGGGCAGTCGATCGATCGCATCGAGCTTAAGTTCGCGGGTACGGCCAAGCTCGATCGCTCGAACCCAGACGACGTCGAGTTGTTCCGGCGCTTCCAGCTCGGCAAGTCCATCGACGTCAAAGTCGGCGTCCGGGTAGTCGGCTCGAACGCGAAAGAGAAGGACGACGCCGACGGCAACACGGAAGCCGTGATCTCGATCAAGACGCTCGACGTCGACACGATCTATCCACTGAGCGTCGAGGACTGATCAGGCGCGTGAGCTGGATCCGTCTAGACGATGGTTTCACGATCAATGCGAAGGTCGTCGCGCTCTCGGACGGCGACTTCCGCGTGTGGTTGAGGCTCCTCTGCCACTGCGCGAAGAGCAGCGACCCAACAGTTGACTCGGCCACAATTCGCGAGGTTTCTGGCCTGAATTCCCGCCGAATTCAGCGCTATTTTAGCCTCGATTTACTCGACGTTTGTGGCGAGTCTTTCATCGTCCACGACTGGGCCTCCTATCAGCCGAAGTTCCTGCAAAGCGCCGAAAGGATGCGCCGCTGGCGTGCTAATCGTGACGTAACAAGTGACGTAACAAACGGTGTAACAAGTGACAGGGTTACTCACGCGCGCGCGAAACCAGTCCCGTCCTTAAAAGATATTAAGAGCACCTTGTTACCTAAGGGTAGTAGCGCGAACAGCGTGCCATCTGATCTCGAAAGCGAGACAGAGTCGCTCTTCGCCATTACGCAGCTTCTCGCAGCAGTCAAAGCAACGGACGACGAGAAGGCTCGTCTCCGTGCGTTCTGTGAGCGATCGGATCTAGCGCCGTTCGCTTTCCACTCGACACGAGACGAGCTCGCAGCAGCAAAGCAGAAGGGCACGCGGATCAAAAGCGAATGCGCTTACGTCCGCCGCATCATCGAGAGGTACGTCCAAGACGCCAAGCAAGAGCCTGACCTCGAGCCATGACCGAGCGGTTGACGAAACTTGATTTCGAAGAGGAGGTGGCGAGTTGAGTAAGCGTGAGAAGGTCGTCCGTCTACTTGAGGTGATGTACGACTGGATCCAGGGCCCGCGCACCTCGACGGGCGCGATCGTTCAGAAGTCGAGCTCGCCGGGCGAGACTCCATCCGTGACCGTCGACTGCCCGGCGTGCAAGGGGACGGGCAAGCGAGGCCGCGAGGTCTGCGATCAGTGCAGCCGCGGACAGATCGTGGTCGACGACTACACGGGCAGGGTCGCCGGCGCGCCGGCGGAGAACGCGGCGACAGAAGCGATCGAGCGGCGCGAGCGCAGGGCGAAGGTGAGCCGAGAGATCCTGCGCTTGGCGCTCGACGAGAAGGCGAGGGAGTCTGATCTTGACGTAGAAGGCGATCCCTTCACGTCGTCGGTCGAGGCGAAGGAGCGACACGACAGGTCGGGATCGTTCCCGGAGCTCTACGCCGCCATCGCTCGGCTCGAGAGCGAGTGGCCGATGCACGGCGTCGCGCTTCGGCTCGTCTACGAGCCCGGCTCCGTGCGGGTGCTGCCGCTTCGCTCGTCGCTGCTCGCTGCAGCCGAACACGCGATCGATCTGATCACCGTCTGGATGCCGGAGAACCTTCGCGTCCCTCATTGGGCGCTCGAGGACGCCGGCCCTGTCGAGGCGGGCAAGGGGCGCTGGGCGAACGCTTCGCAGCAGGCACGCCGCAACGATCTGATCTACTCGCTCTCGGACACAGGTAGAGGCCCGACCGAGATCGCTCGAGAGGTCGGGCTCAGTCATTCGATGGTCTCGCGGATACTCCAGGCGAGGCCGGTTCCGACACAGGGGATGGTGGCATGAACGGTAACGAGATCGAGTGCCCGAGTTGTCATCGCATCACGACTACGGGTCTTTGTGGGTGTCCAGCGACGCGAGAGCCGTGGCCGCCGCGGGGCACGATAGAGGGCGACATGGCCGAACTGCGCCGCCAGCTCGCGATCATGTTCGCGCCGATCATCGCAATCTGTGAACGCCTAGTGCGAGTCCTCAATCGCGCCCTCACCCGTCGCCGCGCATGAACAACGCGAGCCATCCGATCCGCGACTACGGCGACGTGCGAGATCTACTGCAGCATCTCCCCCATCGCTTCGACGGCGACTCCTACATGGTCTCCGACATCTTCACGAGCCGCTTCGAGATCCTGCGCTCGCTCGACCCGCAGCCTCGGAGCGTCTACGAGTTCGGCGCCCTTTTCGGCTACTTCCTGGTGACGGCGGTCGCCGCCTGCCCCTCGATCAAGCGCGTTGGCTGGTGCGACAACGAGGTCGACATCCCGCGCTCGAACTACTACTGCGACGAGAACGTCTTCTCGGTCAGACCGGAGGTGAAGCGGCAATGCTGCTTCCGCCGCGAGGACGCGCCGACAGGCGAGACTTGGGACGTCGTCTCGGTCGATAGCGGGCACTCGTTCGAGTGCTGCCTTGCCGACCTCGAGGCGGCGGAGAAGATGAGACCGCGCTTGATCTTCGTCGACGACTACACGGCAGACGGGCATGCCGAGAACATCGGGCCGGCGGTCGCACGCTACCTCGAGGAGAGCGCTTTCCCCTGGGAGCTCGAGCTGCTCGAGACGGTCAACGGACTCGCCGTTCTGCGCCGCTCTTGACGTCTAGCCGACCGCTGCGCTACAGTGATCGCGGTTGCGCGAATCTGTTCGCGACCATCCTCTTTATTTTCACCGACCCTAGAAGCCGGCCAGTGCGCCGGTTTTTGGCTGATAGAGCCAAGCCACTGCGGGGCGTGCAGGTGTTAGACTTCTGACATGTCCAGGTTACGAATCTCGCCGTCGCTGATCGTCGCCTGCCTAGCGCTTTTCATCTCACTCACGGGAGCCGGCGTCGCAGTCGTCAGCGCCTTGCCGAGAAACAGCGTCGGCACGGCTCAGCTCAAGGCGAACGCTGTTAATTCGAGCAAGGTCAAGGATGGCTCGCTCGGGGCGGTTGACTTCGCCAGTGGGCAGCTGCCAGCCGGTCCCACCGGGCCGAAGGGCGACGCCGCCGCGACCAACGCCGTTCTGCGCACTGACAACGGCGGCGGTGCCGCTTCTCGTGGCAGTGTCTCAACCGTCACGGTGCGCTGCGCTGAGGGCGAGCGTGCAATCGGGGGCGGGTTCGCGGTACAGGCCGAGAATCAGCGTACCCCGGTGAGCGTGAAGGCGAACAAGCCTAGCGGCGCTCCTCCTGATCGATGGGTAGTGGCAATCCAGAACATCTCGGACACAGCCATCGAGGATGGTTCGATCGTCGCTGAAGCGTACGTCGTCTGCGTCTCGCCCTAAATCGAAGCGGAGAGGGCGCTGGTGACCCAGGCTGGACTCATGCTCCAGTCCCCGTCTGTTCGATTCAGACCTCCGCTCCCTAGAGAGGTGCGACATGGCGACGAAGAAGCTGACGCCGAAGCAGGTGCGCTTCGTCGAGGAGTACCTCATCGATCTGAACGCGTGCGCTGCCGCTAAGCGTTCGGGCTATAGCCAACACACGGCGGGTCAGATCGGTCACGAGCTGCTCAAGAAAGAGAACGTCGTCCGGGCGCTCGTGGCGGCTGAGCGCAAGCGCTCCAAGCGAGTAGAACTCGACCAGGACTGGATCATCGAGAGGCTGCGCGAGAACACAGAGCGCTCGATGCAGGCCGCGCCTGTCGTCGACTCGGACGGCAACCCAGTCGGCGAGTACCGCTACGAAGGCTCGGTCGCGAACCGTGCGCTCGAACTGCTCGGTAAGCACCTCGGCATGTTCGCCGACCGCCTGCACGTCGAGGGGCCGATGCTCGACCTGTCGCTTCTCACAGACGGGGAGATCGCACAACTCCGGAGCCTGATCGCGAAGGCGAGGCGCGAACAGAATGAGCCTAGCTGCTGACGTCTACGCTGAACTCGGGATTCTGCCGGCGGACATCGAGCAGGTCGAGCGCGAAGACACGATGCGCAAGATGGGAGCCGATCGCGAGGAGCTGAAGGCGAAGCATCAGACGCTCCGCTCCTACGTCGCCGGCGCCTGGCCTCTGCTCGAGCCGGGCAGGGAGTACGTCCCGGGCTGGCATATCGACGCGATCTGCGAGCATCTCGAGGCGGTCTCCCGCGGCGAGATCCGTCGCCTACTTATCAACGTCCCGCCGGGTCACATGAAGTCGCTCTCGGTCGCCGTCTTCTGGCCGACCTGGGTCTGGACTTTCAAGCCGGAGATGCGCTGGCTGTTCGCCTCCTACGCGCAGACCCTCTCCGTCCGGGACTCGCTGAAGTGCCGGCGCCTGGTCGAGTCGGAGTGGTATCGGGCGATCTGGGGCGACGTCTTCCGCCTGACCTCGGATCAGAACGAGAAGATGCGGTTCGAGAACGATCGCACGGGCTACCGGATCGCGACCTCGGTCGGCGGGACGGCGACGGGCGAGCGCTGCGACGCGATGGTCTTCGACGATCCGCATAAGGTCGAAGAGGGCGAGTCGGACGTGAAGCGCCAAGGCGTCCTCGACTGGTGGGACTCGACAATGACGACCCGCCTGAACGACCTCGAGACGGGGACGATCGTCGGCGTCATGCAGCGGATCCACGACCGCGATCTTGTCGGGCATCTGCTCGAGCAGGGCGGCTACGAGCATCTCTGCCTGCCTGCCGAGTACGAGCCGAAGCACCCCTACCTCTGGCGGGGCGACCCGCGAACCTATCCCGGCGAGCTCCTCTGGCCGAAGCACGTCGGGCGGAACGCGCTCGACGATCTCAAACTACGGCTCGGGAGCTACCGCGCCTCAGGGCAGTTGCAGCAGCTCCCCGCGCCGGCAGGAGGAGGGATCTTGAAGCGAGGCTGGTGGCGCTACTTCCCGGTCGAGTGGCTCGAAGAGTGGCGAGGCCCGGGCCCGGTCGCCCTATTCACGTCCTGGGATACGGCGCTGAAGGAGAAGACATCGAACGACTACACGGTCGGGACGACCTGGATCTGTAACGGGGTCGACCGCTACTGCGTCCGCCGCGTCCGCGACCGGATGGGACTGCCTCAGGCCTGTGAGGCTGTCTGGGAGAACGCCTCCTGGTGCTCCCGCCACTTCCCTAACGTCCCGCAGATCCATCTCGTCGAGAACGCGGCGAACGGGCCGGAGGTCCTCGCCTGGCTCCGGGGGAAGGTCTCCGGGCTGATCCCCGTCTCGCCCGATAAGGACAAGACCGCGCGAGCGCACGACGCCTCTCCGCAGCTCGAAGCGGGCAACGTCTTCCTTCCGGGCGCTGACGACGGCGCCGGCTCGTACGACAAGACGCTCACGCCGGCGTGGACGCAGGAGTTGATCGAGGAGTGCGCCCGCTTCCCGAAGGGCGAATACGACGACCAGCTTGACACCGTGACGCAGTTCCTGATTCGCGTCGGGCAGCAGGAGTTCCTCCGAGCGCCGGCGGGAGCCGAGCAAGCTCGAGCGAAGCCGCAGATGATCGAGCGCACCTTCTAAGGAGGCAAGCCGTGAAGTTCGGACGCTTCGAGATCCATCGCGCGAGCGCAGCCGAGGAGCCCGCCAGGCGGGCTCCGAAGGAGATGGGCTCGTCGGGCACGCTCAACTACTCCGGCTATCTGCAGCAAGAGGAATACAACCCGGAACTCGCCGGCGAGCGCGGTCTCGATGTCTTCGACCGCATGCAGCGCTCCGACGGCGCGGTAGCTGAGACGTACGGGCATATCTCGGCGCCGATCCTCAACGCTCAGTACCCGATCGAAGCGGGCGGGCAGGAGGAGATCGACCTAGAACTTCGCGCCTTCGCCGAGCATGCTTTCTTTGACTGGCTCGAGCAGCCGTGGCTTGAGGTCCTCGATCAGGTTCTCGACTACCCCGTCTTCGGGCACGCTGTCTTCGAGACGCCCTGTAAGATCGTCGAGCACGAGCTCGAGTACGAGCTACCCGGGCAGTGGGATGTCGGCGATCAAAGCAAGCGCACGCCGAAGAAGGTCGTTGTGCCGCGGCGCCAGTTCGTTACCTGGGAGCGGTTCGCGCCCCGCCTGCAACGAACGATCTACAAGTGGAACGTCGACCGCGGGAAGCTCCTCTCGATCACGCAGCACGTCTACGGGACCGCCGCTTTGACTGAGGTCACGATCCCCGCGGAGCAGCTGCTCGTCTTCACGAATCGCAAGCGTGGCGACGACTTCACCGGGCGCTCACTCCTTCGCCCTGCCTACAAGCACTGGTGGCTGAAGGAGCTGCTCGAGAAGGTCGGCGTCCTGGCTGCTATGCGACACGGCATCGGCGTCTGGATCGCCTACCCGCCGGCGAGCAAGGCGAATGACGAGGCTGTCGCGAAGCGCCTCGAGGAGATCCTGACGGCGCTCGGCTCTGAGGAGAAGACGCCCTACATCGTCGCTCCCGGGCCGAAGGCGACGGCGACGGTCGACGGCTGGTGGTTCGAGATCGCCGTCCCCGCCGGCGGGATCCCAGACTTCGAGCCTCTCTTGCAGTATCACCGCGGCGAGATCAAAGGCGCCGTCCTCGTTCGCTTCTCCGAACTCGGCCATGGGCAGACCGGAGCTCGAGCTACGGGCGACACGCAGTCTCAAGTCTGGTACGACGCGCTGCACGGCGTTGCCTCCTACATCTGCGAGGTCTTCAACGTCGCGCTTAAGCGCCTGATCGACCTCAACTATCCCGGCGTCGAGCGCTACCCGAAGCTGACCGTCGCGAACATCGAGGCGCGCAACCTGACCGAGTTCGCGGACGCTCACTACAAGCTCGTCCAGTGCAAGGCGATCGAGCCTGACGCGACCTACCGAGCGGCGGTGCGCGAGTTCGTCGACATGCCTCCGGAGGACGAGGAGCAAGAGAAGCCGGCGCCGCCGGCGGCGCCTCCGCCGAACGTCATCACAATCCCGCCGGCCGTGACAGAAGGGCTCCCGATCGAGCCACCTGTCAAGGAACCGTAACACGAAGAAGGAGCTCACCATGACTGTCGTCCCGATGGAGCGATTCGAGACGAAGGACTGTAAGACGCCTGACTGCACCGGCGAGGCAAACACGAAGTACGATCGCGGTCCCTACTCGGGCCTCTGCGACTCCCACATCGAGCAGAAGCGCAAGGAGATCTCAGCGCAAGCGTCTGAACGTTGGCGCGAGCGAAACGGCGAGTCCGCGGTGAAGCCCGGACTACGAGCGGTGAAACCTGAGGGCCAAGGCTTCGAGAAGAAGGCAAAGGCGCTCGTCGCTGTCGGCCGCAAGCTCGATCGAGCTGTCGGCTCGTTCAAGCGCAAGCAGGCATCGCTCGAGCCCGCCAAGCAGGCACTCGACCAGGCGATGCGCGAATGGCGAACCGCCTGCCGCGACCTCGCCGGCGATCAGGTTTGATCGTGCCCTTCGAGTTCCCTCGACCGCCGACAGCGGCCGAGCGACGCGTGAACTGGATCGCTCATCACGAGCACATCTACCAGCGCCGCCAGGCTGTCGAGTCCTACGCGACCCCGGCAGTGAGACGCCTCGCGCTCTCGATTGCCGACGGGCGGCTGATCCCGCACGCGCGCCTCGCCGAGCTGGCGGAGCGCCTGCAGCGCTCTCTCGAGGTCACCGCTGTCTTCGGCTTCACAGAGGCGCGGCGTGAGATCAAGGCGATGCGGGAGCAGAATGGCGAGCCGCCCCTGCGCGCTACTCTTGCTTTCGCCGTCCCGGACGCCGGGCACCAGGGCATCGCTGCCCGGCTGGGGATCGATGGGATCCGGAAACTGATCGGCCGCCGAGCGAAGTATTCCGGCGAGCTGATCGGGGCCGCGACGCTCGGAGCCGCTGAGGCTGCCCGGATGGCAGGCGCAGAGGACATCGTCGTCGCTGAGGCTGCGCTCACCGCAGCCGCTCGAGGTCTGCACCTTCACGTCCTCGAGCTCGTCGGCGAAACGCTCAACCTCGGAAGGACGGCCGGCGCTCTTTCGTTCGGCAATCCTCCGGAGTACGCGATGCGGTCGGAGATGCTTGACAAGCAGACCTGCGATGCTTGCACGCGCGTCCACGGCGAGATCGCTATCGTCGATAGCGCCAACTACTACGCGCTTCTGCCGCCCTCGTACTGCTTCGGTGGCGGGCGCTGCCGCGGGGTTGTGGTCTTCGAGGATCAGATCTCGAACGTTCGGATGCCGGAGATCGAGACCGCAGCGTAGGAGGGGACGATGAGGATCTTCAGACGCCGCAAGAAGCCAACGAAGCTCACGCTCGGCAAGATCGCGCCGGCGTTGATCGTCTGGGACTCTTGGCAGCCGGTCACGATGTTCGCGATCCTGAACCGCGACACCTACCCGACGCTGCCGCCGGGCCCGTTCCCGGTTTGCGTCTGCGTCCGCGCCGGCGATCAGAGGGCGCTCGCTCTCTGCGCCGTGCTCCACGCTGTCCTCGCCGCTCAGCTCGACGGGCGCCAGCCGGTCACGTCATAGGAAGGACTCGCCATGCCTCATCTGAAAGAGAGCTTCCCGGTCAGCGCCGACGCCCTCGTCGACGGTCGCTCCTGGATCCAGGTCCTACTCACCGCCGAGAAGGCGCGCAACGGTCCCTGGTTTTTCACGATCACAGCCGACGACCTCGCGGGCTACGCTCGCTCGATCGCCGGCGGGGCGTGGAGGATCCCGATCGACCGCGACCACGGCGGAGATCGCTCGAACCGCGACCTGCGCGACACGCGCGCTGCGGGATGGTTTACCGGTCAGTCTCAAGTCCTCGAAGCTGGCGCGATTCGCCCTGACGGGAGCAACGAACCCGCGCCCGGGCCGGAACTCTGGGCGGAGGTCAAGTGGACGCCGAAGGCGCTCGACGAGATCCGCGACGGCGAGTATCGCTTCATCTCGCCGACCTGGTCATTCGCGCAGAAGGACAACAAGACCGGCCTGATGACGAAGGCGAAGGAGATCATCGCCGCGACGCTCACGAACCGCCCCTTCTTCGAGATGGCGCCGGTCAAGGCTTCCGAGGAGGAGATCGCGAGTCTCGACTACATAATCGCGTGCTACGACGAGGAGATATCCGAACAGGTACGAGCGCGCGTCGACGAGGGCGAGTCCGTCCTCGAGGCGTTCGATAACGTACTCGCGGCCGTCTGGACAGGCGCCTATATCAACAGCCTGCCCGACTCCGCCTTCCTCTACGTCGAGCCGGGCAAGAAGGATCGCGATAAGAAGACAGTGCCGCGCAGCCTTCGCCACTTCCCGGTGCGCGACGACGCCGGCGCGGTCGATCTGCCTCATCTGCGGAACGCGCTCGCGCGGATCCCGCAGTCGAATCTTCCCGACGAAGTCAAACAGTCGCTGACCCGGAAGGCGAAGCGACTCCTAACCCAGAGCGCATCGAGCGCTCACGATCAAGGAGACGATGACATGGAGCTAAAGGTCATCGCGTCGGCACTCGGCCTCGCCGAGGACGCCGACGAGCAGGCCGTCACGGAGGCGATCGCCACCGCGAAGGCCGAGAAGGAGCAGCTCGACGCGAAGGTCAAGGAACTCGAGGCAGCCGCCGCGAGCGACGAGTCCGGCAAGGTCGAGAAGCTCGAACAGCGGCTGAAGGTCGCCGAGGACGCGCTCGAGGCGGCGGATCGGGAGACCGTCCTCGCCACCGCCGTCCGCGAAGGGCGCATCCCGCCAGCCGCGAAAGAGACGCTCGCCAAGCAGTTCGAGGGGAACCTCGAAGGGCTGAAGGCGACGCTCGAAGCGATGCCGAAGGGCACCGTCGTACTCGCAGCGCGCGGGGACGACGGCGACGCACCGCCCAACCCCGACACGGAGACGAGCAAGGACGAGATCCTCGCCGGCGAGGACAAGCCGGTGGACGGTCTCGACCTAGTCGCCCGTGCCGAAAAGATCCTCACCGACGCTGGCAAGGCAAAGGGCCAGTGGAGTGAGAACGAGTACGCCTCGGCGCTCTCCCAGGCCGAGCGCGAGTCGAAGAAGGTCGCCGCCTAGTCGAGGCGAGCAGCCACCAGGAGCCCACCGCTCAACTCCTACGAAGGAGATGCCATCATGGCGTTTTCGGATACGGGCCTGCTGTCTCTCAAGGCGGCGTCGGCCATCGTCCAGTGGGCGCCCGTCGGACCTCTCGTCGCTGGTTCTGAACTCGACGAGACGATCATCCGCGCGGGTTCCTGGAACGTGCTCCCGGTCGGGGTCAATACCGCGACCCTCGCGACCTACGGCCTCCCGGCTGCAGTCGCGATCAAGGGGCAACGTGCTTACGGGATCGCCGCAGCTTCGCTCGGCGCTCTCACCCCGGTTGCCGTCGGCTCGACCAACGGTCGCCTGATCCCGGTCTGCGCGTCGGGTATCACGACGCACGCCGGATCGGGCGGAGACGTAGCGTCACGCTACGCAGTCGGTATCGCTCTCAAGAGCGCCGTCGACGGGGACTACTTCCCCATCATCGTCGACCCGCAGCTCGTCCTCTGACGGACGCGGGTCGCCTCCAGGAGCCCACCGAAGATCTGTAAGAGCGGGGCGAAGGAACGCCTCGCCGACACCTGGAGGACTTCATGCCTTCGCAGACTGTGGGGAACGTCCACGTCAACGGACCCCTCACGAATCTCGCGCGGCTCTACACGCCGCGGGGCTTCATCGCTGATCGGGTCTGCCCGCAGATCCCGGTCGTGAAGGAGTCCGATGTCTTCTACGTCTTCGATCAGGGGCCGTTCTTCTCGGTCGAAGTCGAAGACCTCGTCCCGGATAGGGGCAAGCCGCGCAAGGTCGAGTTCTCGCACTCGACCGAGCAGTACCTCTGCCAGAAGCGCGAGCTGGCCTGGGACATCTCCGACCGCGAGCGGGCGAACGCCGACTCGCAACTCAACCTCGAGCGGAACAAGCAGAACGGAACCCTCGGGCTCCTGCACCTGCGCCGCGAGAAGCGGGTTGCAGCCGCGCTTCGCAAGGTCGCGAACGGCGGAGGTCTGAACCTCGGCGCGTCCGCAGCCGTCAAGTGGGACGGCGCTGCCGTGACCTACGCCGGCATCGCGGCCGACGTGATGATCGGGAAGGAAGCGATGCGTCAGGCGATCGGCGCGGTGCCGAACGTCATTGTGATCCCCGCGGCCGTCGCCGCCGGGATGCACAAGTCGCTCCTCTATCAGGTGCTGCAGTACACCTACGGTGACGCTACAGCGCGCAAGATGATCGAGGAGGCCTTCCCGTCCCTCCCGCCCGTCATGTTCGGGATGGAAGTCGTCGTCGGCGGCATGATCTACAACTCCGCCGTCGAGGGGCAGACCGCTTCCTACTCCGATGTCTGGGGTGAGGCTGTCCGCCTGCTCTACGTGACGAACGGGCCGGCGCTCGAGGAACCCTCCTGCGCCTACACGCTCGTCAACCGGCCGCTCCAGACCCGCCAATGGCGGGACGAGGAGGCCGAGGTCGACTCCTACGCGGTCGGATGGATCATCGACGACCCGAAGGTAGTCGCACCCGACGCCGGGTACGAGATCAACGACTGTCTGACGTGATCTTGATGAGCGCCAACGCAAACAAGACCAACAAGGAGCTGATCGCCGAGCTCGAAGCGCTCGGCGTCAGCATCCCGAAGAGGGCGAATAAGGCCACGCTGCTCGAACTCCTGCGAGGGAGCGACAGCGGCGCGGCTTCCAGCGACGTCGCTACAACGGCTGCAGCTGAGCCTTCATCGTGCGACCTAATCGGGTCGGACGGTCGGCGGATCCTACGCGGCGTCTCCGACTCCGGCTGCCGCGATCTTCAGAAGAAGATCCTCTCGTCGACGGGCGAGAAGACGACGATCGTGACAGCGAGTGGGATCCTGATCGGCGCTGCAAGCGAGCCCGGAGTGGAGGACGGGGACTAAGACCCCCCTGTCCCTATAGGGCGAGGGGACTGCCACACCCCTCGCCCTTACCTCCCGGGGGAGGCTCGCGATGCGGCGTCGCTGGGCGTTCCGCCTGGTGGGCTCCGCGCCCATCGGCCCGCATCGCCAGCTTCCTCGCTTCACCCCTACGCAAAAGGAGCCCACCGATGACCCCTTGTGGAACCTGCATGGTTGATTCAACTCTTACGACCGATCAGGGCGCATTCTCAGTCCCCGTCGCGAACCGCCTCTGGCGGTTGCCTCTGCCCGCGAGGTGGATCACCTTGGAGACGTGGGCTGGCAACCCCGCCTACCGTGCCCTCAACGGAGGTTTTGGGAACTGCAACACCGAGTTTGGCGACCGCGAGAGCGTTTTCATTATCTGCGGCCTTGGTGGTATCGGCTGCAACGTCAACCACGCGGCAATCAAGCGGGCGGGCGAGCAGGCATGACCAAGATCGCCGCCTGCCTCATCGTCAAAGACTCCGCCGAGATCATCTCGAAGTGTCTCGACTCGATCCGCCCGTACGTCGACGAGATCAACATCTACGACACCGGCTCGACCGACGGGACGCTAGAGCTGCTGGAGAAGCTGAGCAAGCAGAAGTCACTCCTCTTCCAAGAGGGAGAGATGGTCTGTCCGAGCAAGTACGAGCCGGGCGACCCTGAGGCGAAACTAGCCGAGGACCAAGTTCTAGTTCCGCTCGCTCCGATCCGAGTCGAGCGCGGAGAGTGGCGAGAAGACTTCGGCTGGGCACGCGAGCAGTCGTTCGCGATGGTCTCCGACGACGTCGGCTGGTTCCTCTGGCTCGACGACGACGACGTCATCGTAGGAGCCGAGAACCTTCGGCAGATGGTCGCTCTCGCACAGCCCGACCTCGATGGGTTCGTGATGTTCTACGACTACGCCCGCGACGAGTCCGGGACGTGCGTCTGTCAGCTCTGGCGGGAGCGTCTGCTCCGTCGCTCGTCGGGCTTCTACTGGAAGAACCCCGTCCACGAGGTACTCGTCCCGCCGGAGGATACGGCGCCGACGATGCAGTTCGTCCCTCCGCAAGTCATCCGCTACATTCACGATCGCCCGGCCGAACGCTACGACGCGGGCCGAAACCTCGCGATCCTACTCCGGGAAAAGGAGAAAGCGGAAGCGGAGGGACGCCCTATCGAACCCCGCACGCTCGCCTATCTCGGCACGGAGCACATGGCGAAGATGAACTGGGGCGAAGCAGCGCTCTACCTGAACGCCTACGTCGAGCGCCCGGACGCGCGCTGGGGCGACGAGCGAGCACAGGTGCATCACAAGCTCGCGACGTGCCTGCGCTTCCTCGACAACCCGCTCGGCTCGATCGAGGTCGAGATCGCAGCGGTGAAGGAGCGGCACGACTGGGCCGAGAACTACGTCGGCCTCGCGCAGTCTTACTCAATGCTCGGCAACTGGTCGGCGGCGCTCCACTACGCACAAGAGGCGCAGAAGTTCGGGATGCCGCAGTCGTCCTTGATCCTCAACCCGCTCGAGTTCTCGCTCGTCCCTCTACTCGTCGAAGCAGAGGCGCTCGCGCAGCTCGGTCAGGCGGAGGAGGCGCGGCGCGCGATCGCAAAACTCGTCCAGATCTTCCCAGCGTACGAGATGGCGCAGGCGAAGGCGGCAGACCTCGACCGGATGCTTGCCGAGAACGACATCGTCAACGCCGTGCTCACGCTGAGGGAAGTGCTCGTCCGACACGACGAGAACGCGAAGGCCTGGCAGCTGATGGAGTCCGTCCCCTACCTCGTCGCCGAGCGCCCGGAGATAGTCATGGCGCGGGCCGAGCAGCGAGAGATGGTCGCTCACCTACGTCAGCCGGAGGAGTACCGGCGCTGGTACGTCGACGAGCCGAAGGAGTCGACCGTCGCCGACGAACTCGTCGAGAAGGTCGACGAGTGCATCGAGCGCGCGGCGTATCTCGTCGAGGGGCTCGAAGCGCAGGAGAAGGAGCTCGGCAGGAAGCCTCGCGTCCTCGACCTGGGTTGCAACGACTACTGGCTGGAGTGCTTCCTCTGGAAGCGGCTCGGATTGAAGGCAGACGGGGTCGAGCTGAACCGCCAGGCGTACGAGAAGGGACTCGAGCGCAAGCGGACGTTCGGCGCTCCCGGGAGGCTCGTCCACGGCGATCTCTACGACGCGCCGAAGTTCTTCAAGCGCCATCACTACGACGCGGTCATCCTGTTCGAGGTCTTCGAGCACCTACCCGATCCGGAGTCGGCGCTCGAGGTCATGCGCGAGATGCTCGCTCCCGGAGGGCGGATCTATCTGACGACGCCGAACGGAGCCTTCGAGCGCGGACAAATCGAAGCCTGGGCGAAGGTCGAGCGCAAAGGGCACCTACACGCCTTCCCCGCCTCAACCTTGATCGAGATGCTGATCGCTCGCGGCGAGATCAAAGACTTTCGCGTTCACGCCGGCGGGAGACTCGCCTACGCCTCCTATACGCCCGGCAAGCGCAAAGGCAAGGTCATCCTCTACGACGGCCCAGGCTGGGAGGAGTGGAGCCCGGAGTCGGTCAACAAAGGCGGGCTCGGCGGATCCGAGACGGCGATGATCTACCTCGCCGTCGGTCTCGCGCAGGCGGGCTACGAAGTGAAGGTCTACGCAGGCGCGGTGCCTGGCTTCTACGCTGGCTCGCTCTGGCGCCCGGTCGGAGCCTTCGACCCCTCGGAGGAGTGCGACCTGCTCGTCGTCTCTCGTCGCGCGATCATCTTCGACCTCCCGCTTGCGGCGAAACGCAAGGTGCTCTGGTGTCACGACCACTCGTACCCGGGGCAGCTGACCGAGAAGCGAATCGAGAACATGGACGCGCTAGTCGTCCTCTCGGAGTGGCAACGCGCCCGATTCGAGCGCCTCTACCCGACGACGAAGGACAAGCTCGTCATCCGCCGGAACGGCATCGCGCTCGAAGCGCTCGGCGAGCCGAAGTTCGCAAAGGCTGACAAGCCGTGGTCTGAGCGGGAGCCTCGCTGCATCTACTCGTCGAGCGCCGATCGAGGCCTCGACGTCCTGCTCGGGATCTGGCCGATGATTCGGGAGCAGGTTCCCGAAGCCGAGCTGCATATCTTCTACGGCTGGAAGACCTACGACGCGGTTGCGAAGATCAACCCCGCGCTCTACGCCTACAAGGCGAAGGTGCTCGAGTTGCTCGAGGCGGCAGGAGGAGAGGCTGGCGGCGTCTTCATGCGAGGGCGACTCGGACAGGCCGAACTCGCGGCGGAGATGCAGGAGGCCCGGGTACTCGCATACCCGACCGCCTTCCTCGAGACGAGCTGCATCTCGGCGATGGAAGCGAAGGCTGCTGGCCTGCCGATCGTCACGTCCGACCTCGGCGCGCTCCACGAGACCGCTGCGGGGCAGACGCTGATCCCCTGGGTCTGGGACGAAGCAGATCGAGCGCTCGCTCTGGAGGGCTTCGACGCTATCGAGTCCGCTCCGGTCAACAAGACCGCCGGCTACCAGGCCGAGTTCATCGCGAGCGTCGTCCAGCTACTGACGAACGAGGGCGTCTGGAACGATCTCCACGGCCGCGCTCTCGACGGCGCGACCGAGAACGCCTGGGAGAAGCGGATCCCGGGCTGGGAGGCTCTAGTGCGTCCGCTAACGAAACCCGCGACTGATAGGTCGCGCCGCCACCTACGCGTCGCGGTCTAGGGACGTTGCAACAGCCCGGAGGAGGCTTCTCGTGTACATAGGCGCCACAGAGTTGAGCCTGATCCTGCCGGCGAACGTCTCGATCGGCACGAACACCGCGCCGTGGACGCTCGGCGAGGTCGCGTCGCTGATCTGTGAGGTCTCGGCTGAGATCGACTCGGCGGTCGTCGCCGCGGGCTACGGCATCCCGATCCCGCCTACTGCGACCGTCCCCTACGGCTACGTCCAGCGCATCTGCAAGATGGGCGTCGGCTGGCAGGTTCTCCGGACGATCTTCCCCGATCTCGGAGGCCCGGGCGACAAGACGTCGATCGCATCTGACTATCGGACGGCATACGAAGCAGGGATCAAGGCGATCCGCGAGGGCAAGATGCCCCTACCTGGAGCCTCGACCATAGCGCCCGACTCCGGCGCCGTATTGCCGAGAGGTAGGTCAACCTCAGACGCTCCAAGTTCGATCGCGTCGGGCCTCTCGATGAACTGGGAGCCGTAGGATGGCACGCTCGGTCATGGGCGCCGGCGGAGGCGTCTCTCTCACACTCCGCCCGCCGATCGAGTTCATACAGCGACAGAGCGGAGCGTTCCGCAGGCATCTCAGGAACCTTGAGCCGCTCTGGGATCGCTTCAAGCCGATCATGTCGGAGATCGAGTCGAAGCGCTTCGACGAGGAAGGTCCCGGCTGGGCGGCGCTCAAGGAGTCGACGATCCGCCAGAAGGCGGCGGCAGGCTACCCGCTCGACATTCTGATCCGGACGGGCGATCTGCGCGACTCGCTCGTAGAGGAAGGCCGAGCTGCGAAGACCTCTGCGATGCAGATGGAGTGGGGATCCGACGTCAGTTATGCGGGCTATCACCAGGACGGCACGCCGAAGATGGCCCAGCGCAAGGTGATCGAGATCGAGGACGTCGAAGGGCGTCGCAAGCTCGAGCGGGCGATGGTCGGCTGGATCAACCAGGTCGCCCGCGAGACGTTCGGGAGGATCTAATGGCGAACCTGAAGCTCCGCGAGCCGATCATCGACGCCGTCATCGACAAGCTGAAGGCGGGCTACCCGACGCGAGTGGCGACGATCAACGGGGCCGACACAAAGGGCATCACGATCGCCGCGCCGTCGAACGACGACTACTTCTACGGGCGCAAGCGCGAGATCGCTCGCGTCCCTGCGATCATCGTCGCCGGTCTCCCCGGCTCGAGCTTCGACGAGGAGGGCGCTCACTCGTTCCTCTACGCGACGCAGCTCGTCGTCTTCGCGATCGACGAGCACGCCGAGGTCGAGACCCTCGCGCGCATGCTCGATCGACACGAGCGCGCGATCATCGAGACGCTCTGGGACGACGCTCCGAAGGAGTCTCTCACCGGCTCGGCCTTCCGCCTCCGGCCGACCGAAGATTCGCTCTCTCCGATTCACGAGCCGCGCGATGGCGGCGTGGCTCCCTACCGATCCTGGATCGGCGTCATCTTCGAGGCGACGTCGACCGAGGCCTAGCAAGACCGCGAGCCCACCGCTACTCACCCCGGGCTTTGCACGACCCGCCGAGGGTCCGAGCCCTGACAGAAGGAGATCCTCATGCCGGTCAGCTCAGCTGATCCGTCGGCCTTCGTCGCCCTGGGCATGCAGTCAGCCCTCGGCACGCCGCAGGTCACCGCTGGAAAGACGCGCTCCGCCAAGTACCTCGGCGGGACGGGCTTCCAGGCTCAGCTCGAGATCGTCTCGCTCCGAGAGGGCGGGGACGGTCTCCAGAAGGGCTTCACCTACAAGCGCCTGCAGAAGGTCGCGGGGCAGCTCGTCGTCTACGCCCGCCCGGAGTTCGCGGGGATGCTGCTCTCGCTCGTCCCTGGCGCTGCAACCTGGGATGGCGCGTCGGCGCCCGCCGTTCACCTGTTCCATACGGGGCACGCTTCCTTCCCCTGGTCGACGATCCTTGCGCAGCACCCGGGGTCGGCAGCCGCTCATCTGCTGAGCGACGTCCGCTTCGGAGGACTCTCGATCGAGGGTGCCGGCGGAGATCCGATCAAGTTCACCGCCCCGTTCACCGCGATCACGCACGGCGCGTCGATGGCGGCGTTCGTCCCGACGTACCACGACGAGGCGCCGTTCATCTACTACAACACGCCGACCTACGTCATCGACGGCACGGCCGACTCGGACGTCCTCGGCTACAAGATCGACATCGGCTACGGCCTCGAGGAGCTGCAGTCGCAGGCCGTCACACTCGATGAGATCGTCGTGCAGAACCTCGACGTCACGCTCGAGATCCGCCGGCGCTTCGAGGACGCGACGCTCTGGAAGAAGATCGCGATGGGCGCGGCTGTCTCGCCGACGTACTCCGTCGCGACCGGATCGTTCCGGGCGGCTCAGGTCTACGGGGCCGCTGCGGCGCTTCGCGCGCTCGACATCTCCCTGCCGCTACTCGCCTACAAGTCGCACGACATCGGCGAACTCGACCCGGATGGCAAGACCATCGTCGAGACGATCCAGGCTGACGCGCTCAAGGGCGCGACGCACAACCTAATCGCCACCCTGAAGAACGCGCACGCCTCGGCCTACGCGTCCTGATCCACCATGCGGCGCACGCTTCGTCTCGTCTCCTTCGCGGGGGCGGGATAAGGCGTGCGCCGCTCTTTCCACTGAGAGGAGCCCACAGATGGCACGCATCGTAAACATGGGGCCAGTTCTCCCCGAAGACATCGACTTCCGCTTCCCGGACGGCAAGGGCGGGACGACGTCCTACATCGTTCCCGGCGACCCGCCGATGGATCTGATCCTAAAGATCGCGCATCTGAACGATGCGGCAGAGGGGGTCGAGCTACCCGTAGGCGCGAAGGCGCTGACTAAGGCGCAGAAGGAGGAGGCGCTCGATCGACTGATGATCGAGAAGCTCGACGAACTCGACGCCGAGGTTCTTCATCTACTGCGGATCCGACAGCCCGATCTCGACCGCAGTCCGTTCGGGCCGGTCGCCGTCCAGCACTTCGTCGCCGTCCTTCTCGAGCAGTTCAAGGAACTCGCCGGAGAGGCGGACGAAGATGAGGACCCTACGAAGGCGAAGGGGAAGGCGGCTCCAAAGCCGAGGCCGACGCGATCGAGTGGATCGCGATCCTGATCGACGAGTTCGGCTTCCCGCCTGACTACTACATCTCTCGCCCTGACCGCCCGGCTCTCGGGTGGACGTCCTTCCTGGTCTGGCAGCGCCTAGCTAGGAAGCGCATCCGCGCCCGCCTGGCCGACCAGGCGAATCAGCGGCTGGCCGAAGAACGAGCCAAGAGCAGGAAACCCGGAGGCTGACAGTGACCGACTCGACCGTTCGCGTCATATTCCTGGGCGACTCGGCGAGCGCGATGCGCTCCGTCCGGATCCTCGAGGGCGGGTTCTCTAGCCTCTCGCGTAGCGCTCTGCGCCTAGCGGGAGCGGTAGGGATAACGCTCGCCGGCGCTCTGACGCTCTCGGTCAAATCGGCGATCGACTTCGATCGCGCGATGCGGAACGTCAACTCGATCGCGCGTCTGAACGAGACGCAGTTCAAGGCGCTGAGCAAGTCGGTCCTCGACCTCGCGAAGACCACCGGGCAGTCGCCGAAGATCCTCGCCGAGGGTCTCTACAACATCGTCTCGTCGGGCTTCAAGGCGGCGGACGCGCTCAAGATCCTGAACGCCGCGGCGGTCGCGGCGACAGCAGGCATGACGACGACGGAGACCGCCGCGAAGGCGATCACCGCGATCCTGAACGCCTACCAGCTCTCGGCCGACCAGGCCTCGAAGGTCTCGTCGCTCCTGTTCAAGGAAGTCCAACTCGGCGTCAACACGTTCGAGGAGCTGGCGATGAACATCGGCGACACGGCGCCGATGGCGGCTGCGCTCAAGATCCCGTTCTCCGACGTCGCCGCTGCGCTCGCGCTGATCACTCTGCACGGCACGAACATGGCTGAGGCCTCGACGCAGGTCTCCCGCGTCATGGCTGACCTAATGAAGCCCTCAGTGGGGCTTTCGGCTCAGCTCTTGAAAATGGGCTTCGCTACCGGGCAGGCGGCGATCGAGAGTCTCGGCTTCGTCGGCGTGATACAGAAGCTCTCTGCTGCAGCAAAGGGGTCGAGCGCGACAACTGCTGACTGGTTCGCGAATATCCGCTCCCTCCGCGGCATGCTCAACCTGACCGGGCCGAACCTGAAGAAGTTCGATCAGTTCGCTCGCGAGATGGCGAAGTCGTTCCGCGAAGGCGGCGACGATGTCAAGGCTTTCAACGAGCAGTCAAAGTCGATCGGCGTCCAGTGGGACAAGGCGAAGGCGGCTTTAGTCGCGGCAGCGATCCCGCTCGGTCAACTCCTGTTCCCGGCTCTAGCGAAGGCAGCCGGAGGCGCGCAGCGGCTCGCGGCAGGACTGACTCGCGTCCTCGACGCCTCCGGCGCGCATAACAAGATCCGCCAGCTTGGAGATGAGATCCGGGGACTCGGCGAGTCGATCCGTAAGGGACTCGTCGGTTGGGAGGAGCGACCGGATCCGAAGGCGATGCACAAGGCGATCCCTGGTCGGATGCTCGGCTTCGGCGACATGGAAGGGACCGTCAAGCATCTCGGTCTCGGCGATCAGATCGCAAAAGGGATCGAGGCGACGGACTGGGCTGTCGTCGGAGGTGCGATCGTAGACGGGATCGCGAAGGGGATCAAGGCGTCCGCGACGCTCGCGATGTCGATTGCCGGAGCGGTCTCGGCTGCGGTCGATCAGATCAACTGGGAGCAGGTCGGGGTCAAGCTTGGGCCCGCGCTCGCTTCGGCGATCGCTGCGGCGTTCCTCACGATCACAGATCCTGGTTTCTGGGTGCGCCACTGGAAGATGGCGCTCGCGATCGGACTGTTCGCGTTCGGCGGCTTGATCGGCAAGGCGTTTAAGGGCATCGGTGGGCTGATGTTCCGGGCGCTTGAGGGTCCGCTCACCGACGCGCTCTACGCGATCGAGCGCACTATGGGGCCGCGTGCCGCCTTTATCGCTCTCGCGATCATGAAGGCGTTCTACAGGTTGCCCGGTCAGCTCACGGCGCTGCTCGGCAAGGTCAGCGAGTTCATCTCCAAGCACTTCGGGAAGATCCTCGCGTTCACGATCAAGATCCTCGGAATACAGGCGGCGCTCGGAGCGATCGCCCAGCTCGCGAAGGCGATCGTCGGCAAACTCGGCCAGGCGCTCGGCTGGCTGAAGGACGAACTCGGGAAGGTCGCGGGTTGGATCGTCTCAGCCTTCACGACGAACCCGATCACGACCGCGACCTCGGTCGTGAAGACCCTTTGGAGCTGGATCAAGAAGCTGTTCGAGTTTGCTGGGAAGGTCATCTCTCTGACGATCGACATCGCCCTACACTTCCCCGGGCAGAGCGTCTGGAACGCCGTCCGAAGCGCGGGAAGCTCGATCGTCGCGAAGGCCAGGCGCGCGATGGGAGGCTTCATTCCCGGCGCTACCGGGCAGGCCGTCCCGATCCTCGCGCACGCCGGCGAGGCGATCCTCAACCCCGCGCAGGTAGAGGCGCTCGGAGGAGCGCAGGCGCTTTCTCGCATGTTCGGCTGGTCGGGCGACCAGGCTGCGTTCGCCAAGGGCGGCGTTGTAGGCGGCATGAAAATGTCCACGGGCACGCCGCACCGCAAGCGCAGTGCCCGTCGGGTGAGGGCCAAGACAGCGATCGCTCGTAAGGCGCTCGCACGCGTCGACGCGTTCAACGTCGCAGAGGAAGACTCAGACCGTGGCTACGGCCAGCTCGCGCGGGAGCTGGGGATCTCACAGGAGACGTACATCCTGACCGACGACGCCGGCAACGAGATCCTGAACGTCAATGACATTACGCAGCGGCTCTCGGAGATCGATCAGCTGATCACGAAGAGAACCGAACTGCTCAGCCTGATCGACAGCGAGAAGGCAGCGCTCAAGGCAGCACTCGAAGCGCTGAAAAAGGCGATCGCGGAGTTGAAGAAGGCGATCGCCGAGGAACGCAAGGCGGCCGAGCGAGACCGCAAGCAGGTCGCGGCTCTCACACGTCAGATCCAGGCCGAGCGCAAAAAGAAGAAGCCCGATCAGAAGGTGATCGATCGGCTCGAGAAGCAGGTGGCGGGGCTCAACACCTCGGCAGGCAAGCACGACACGACCGCCGGCACCTATGCGACCACGCTCGCCGACCTCCGGACCGATACCACCGACGCGAACTCGAACCTCGTTCACTCGATCCCGTTCGACCGCCGCGACGTCACCCTCGACATCGCCGAGTTGCGGGAAGAGGCGCGACAGATCCGAGCTATCCGAGCGCGGCCGGCGACGGATACCGGCGGAGGCGGCGGAAGCGATACGGGCGTAGCGGCAGAGGGCGCCGCGGCGACCGTCTCGAGCGCGCTCACCGGCTACGACATCGAGAAGCTCCTTGCTCAGCTCGCTCAGTTCAAGCAGGCGCTCGCCATTCAGGGCGTACAGATCCCGCTCATCGGCTCTTACCAGCGGGGCACGCTGCACGTGCCTGAGACTGGCATGTACGAGCTTCACTCGGGCGAGCGCGTCACGTCTGCGGGCGTCCCTGGCGGCGTCGCAGTGGCGCAGCCGGTGCAGTCGCACGAGATCCTACTCGACCTCGGCGAGCCGCTAAACAAGATGGTCGATAGTCGTGTGATCGAGCTCACGCCGACGATCTCAGTGCTGCTTGGAGATTCCGCGGAACGTCGCCGAAGAGAAGGAAGGTAGCGAATGGACTCCTACATCCTCTCCGGCCCGCAGGGTTCAGTGATCAACGTCGGCTCATATGTTCGCGCTGACCCCGGCCCCGACTTCGGCGCGAAGGATCTACTCAAGGCGGAGTACGCCGAGACGCCCTTTGTCGAGGGCGGCTATCTCGCGGCCGAGTCGATGGGTGTCCGCTCGATGACGTTCCCGGTCAGGCTTGCCTCGAGCGGTGCCTTCGTGGGAGGCCTCCCGGGCATCGAGGCATTCCTTCGCTCGTGCGCACGCCCGGGCGCGTATGTCGATCTGATGCCGAACGGCGTCGCTACAGCGGAGGCGGTACGTTTCGACGTCGTCGGCGGACGCTACGAAGAGGACTATTCGATCCGTCAGAACGAGGTCGGGCGCCGTGAGGGCACACTTAAACTAGAGGTCGAGCCTTACGGCTACTGGCCGACGCAGATCACTCTCGCTTCAGTCGCCTCGGTAGGTCTACCTGGTCGGGTCGCAGTGCCCGGCGCGTCTGTGTTAGGCGACGCTCCTGCCCTCGCGCGCATCGCTATTCAGCCGACCGCTCCGACTTCCTACCCGCTCGGGACGTGGGCGCCGGATATGCTCGCCTGGTCGCTCGCGGCCAAGCCGAGCGCCGTCCCGTTCTGGCCGGCCGCATCGCTTGCGAGCGCGATCCCCGGTGCTCTCGGCGGTGATGCCTTCGCACCAGCATCTCAAGCGCTCTCGCTCTACCCCTCCCCCACACAGGGCGGCTGGCGAAACGTCGCAAACCTCACAATCCCCTCGGCGCTCGAGCCGGACTACCGCGGACGCTTCCGTGCGTTCGCGTGGGCCAAGCTCACGCCGAGCCAGCCGATCCCCTACCAGCTCTCACTGGATGCCGTTCCCGCAGTAAACCCGCAGGCGGCGCTCGCCTCCGCCCAGTCTGTCGCCACATTGGCGCCGAACGTGCGCGGAGCTTCGATCGCTGCCGCCTCTCCCGCCTATCACCTACTCGATCTCGGCGAGCTCGTACTGCCCCCGGTCGCGTCAGGCCTCAGGCAAGACCAACTCGTGCGGCTATGGGCGAACCCGGCCGGAACGACGATCGGCATCGCGACGCCGGTGATCGCGCTCGGCGGTCTCTACCTACTCCCGCTCGACGGTGATGTCGGCTATCTCCCCCGCGGCCTCGGAGTCCCTACGTTCGCCACGCCGAGTCCTGGTCGCTTTGTCACAGACAAGATCACGCGCCGGACATACATCGGCGTGCCCGGTTCCGATCTCTCAAGCGCCGTCGCACTCGCAAACGCTCCGCACTATCGCGGCGCTCAGCCGCAGATCACCGCCTCGACAACGGCACTCGACATTCTCTCTGGCGCTAGGCGCACGGATCTCGCCGCTCAGTACCGAGACGAGGTCTTGAGCGAAGGCGCAGCGCAGCTCTACTACTACCCGCTCTCGGACGCCGTCCCGACCTACGTGGCGCCGTTCCAGAGCGCTTACGGGCCGACCGGCATCTTCTCGGGCACACCGTCGGCAGCGCAGCGTGGGGCTCTTCTCAACCCGTCGGCTCCCGGTGTTTTCTTCACCGCCGCCGGGGCTGTCGCCTCGGGCGTCTGTATCGGGGCTAGTTCCTTTTCTGCCGAGCTGTGGTTCATGCGCGCGTCGGCTATCGCAACCGAGCAGACGCTGCTCTCGCACGGCACCGCTATCGCGACAGCATGGAATCACCTGCGAATCGGCATGGCGTCGCCTAACAGGCTGGCCGTCCGCTTCGGAGCCTCAGACGTCGGCATGTTCAGCGTGCCAAGCTGGCCGAACCCGGACGCGACCTACCACCATCTCGTGCTCACCTTCGACTACACGACGCTCACGCGCAAGCTCTATCTCGACGCGAGCGTGGTCGCCTCGCAGGTCGCAGGCACCTACTACGCAGGGCCGAGTTCGACTCTCAGAATCGGCCAGGCCTCCGGTCAGTGGTACTTCCCCGGCCTGATGGACGAGGTCGCGCTCTACCCCGGCCTCGTACTCTCGCCGACACGGGTCGCGGCTCACTATCTCGCCGGCGTCTCGCCAACAGGAGGCGCGACGGCCCCGCTCGTGCGCGCGTCCGAAGCCTTCGCGGCGGTATCCGTCACCTACCGGCCGCGCTTCCGATTCCTCAAGACGTTCTAGGGAGACGAGATGGCGACTCCGACAACGGGCCCGTACGGCTCGCCGCTGCTCGACAATTTCGATCGAGCAGACGGCGACCCCGGTGCTAACTGGACGGGGGAAATCTGGACGGGTGAGGGCAAGGCTCTGATCAGTGGCGGCGTGGTCAAAGGGACGGCAGACGGCGCCTCGATGGTCTGGAATGTCGCAAAGTTCGGAGCAGCTCAAGAGGCCTGGGGCAAGCTCAACTGGAACGCCTGGGAGATCTATTTCTATCTCGGCGTCACGGCGGTTCCGCTCACGACAGCCGGAGCAAAAGGGTACTACGTCAGATTCAGGCAGGCGCTTGGGTGGTGGGCGATCTATCGCGATCTCGCCGGTTCTGACACCACCCTGAAGACCGTCAACCCGTCGACGTTTGACCAGCACGACTATGCGGCGCTTGTTCGTAAGCAGAGCGGCGCGAACGCGGTACTTGAGGTTTGGCGCTGGCCGGATGGCGGGTCCGCGTGGGCGCTGGTCGACTCGTACACGGACACGTCTGCCTATCTGGACGATGGGTATCTAGGTACTGAGCTGATCTCTGGCTCGACGGAGTTCGACGAGTTCGGCGGCGGGACAATCACGCCGGTCAACACGGTCGCCCCGGCGGTCTCTGGTACTGCGCAGGTCGGCCAGACGCTATCAACAACGAACGGTACGTGGTCGGGTTCTCCGACTTCCTACGGCTACCAATGGCAGCGTGACAACTCGGGCGGCGGCGTCTACTCAAACATCGGCGGAGCCACGAGCTCGAGTTACACGCTGGTCTCTGCAGATCTCGGCTGCAACGTTCGCTGCGTCGTCACGGCGACAAACGCTGCGGGCTCGACATCTGCCAACTCGAACGCGGTAGGACCGGTAGCAGCTGCTCCCGCGAGTACGCCAAGTCAGCCCTCTCTTCCCGCTCTCATTGACACGCAGCTTCGTTTCACCGCCGTTCTGCTCAGAGACGGCGCGGAGCCTCTGACGCTCACGCGCTCGGCGACGATGCTCCGCTACTCGACGATCGCGAACGGCGGCTTCGGATCCTGCGATCTCGAGTTGCCGGGCAAGCCCGAGGAGTGGACAAGCTCGATCCCCTACCAGGCGATGCTGCGCGTCTGTTACGGCACGCGCATCGTGTTCGAGGGACGAGTTGAAGACAAGCGGCTCTCGATCGGCTCGGGCTTCTCGACGAAGATCTCGCTCTACGGTCTCAAACGACGGCTCGAAGACGAAAGCATCCGGCGGATATGGAGCATGCGCGGAGTGCCGTGGCAGGCGAACATCACCTCGCTCGGCGGGCTCACGGGCTACGGGACGAATGCGATCTGGCTCGATCCGGTGACGTGGGGCTCTGTCGTGATCGGCGCTTTCGACCCGACCGATCTCACTAGAAGCGGCGTCGCGATCGGGAGCAACGGGACGGTGCCGCCGGGAGTGGGCATCGCGAACGGCGTGCAGTTCTACACCGAGGGCGTCGAGATCGTCAAGCTCTACCTCGACGCCATTAGATCCGGGAACGACCCGATCTACTACTGCGTCCGCGACTCTGTCGATGGTTCGACTTGGAACAACAAAGCCGCGGACGCTCTCAGCGGTACGAAGACATCGCTCGCCATCACGCCGACGGCTGGTGCGCAGTGGCTCCGTCTGATCGCGGCACTCGACACGGCGATCGCGAACCTCAACTCGTTCTGCCAGTACGAGAACATCCGCCTGCTCGGGACGTCGCTCACGGAAGACGTTGCGGGCGCGATCTATGGCGGCAAGATCATCCGCGACCTGGTCTCGCTCATCCCGGGCCTGGTGCCCGGCGTGATCGACGCGGGCGACGACTTCGCGCTGCCTTCCTGCGAGGCACTGCAACGCCGAAGCGCGCTCGCCATCCTCGAGGAGATCGTTGGCTACTACACGCGCGAATGGGGCGTCTGGGAGGAAGGGCGCTTCGACTGGCGACAGCCGAACCTCGACGAGACCCAGTGGATCGCTAACGCCAGCGACCTGCTCCCCGGCTCGGAGATTGTCGGCTCGCTCGACGGCACCTATAGGCGTGTCTTCGTTCAGTACATGGACGCAGGTGGCGGCTATCAGACCGAGCAATCGGCGGTGACGCAAGACCAGCGCAACCCCTTCGCCGGCGGCATCTCGAACCGCGATCTGCTTCACAGCGTCAACTTCCCGATGACCACCGCGTCGGCGCTGCAGCTCGCGAACAAGCTCGCAACCCTCGTCGGCTCGTTCCCGACCGTCACCGGCAGGCTTATCCTCCCCGCTCGTAAACTCGTACAGCACGCGACGAACGGGCCGAGCGAGGCGTTCCTGGTCCGCGCCGGCGACAACATCACCGTGCCTGATCTACCGAAGTCGGATCCGCTCGCTGTCGGCCGGGACGGCGAGACGCACTTCCACATCGCCTCGACTGACATCGACCTCGCGGGCGGCAAGATCACGCTTGAGGTCGAAGGCGGCGTCAAGACGATCGACGCGCTGATGGCGCGCCTCAGTGCCGCGACCCGAGTCCTAACCGGCTGACCCCGAAGGAGTCCCCATGCCTACGACCGCACCCGCTAGGCGGGTTCTCGTGCATATGGGCCACGTCTCACCACGCGAGCCTGGCTTCACTACGCAGACCGGCGCCGCTGGTGAGATCGAAGAGGTAGAGGCGATCGGCAAGCGCCTCTACGCGCTCCTCGATGCCGACGCGCGCCTGACGCCCACGCTCTGCGGTGGAGACGTACCCGACGGCTGGACGGGTGACATCGTTCTGGCACTCCACTGCGACGGGTCTTCGAATCCGGCCGCTCGCGGCTACTCGCTCGGCTGGCCTCCGGCGGAGTACGGCCCGAAAACGCTCCGGCTGATCGACCACCTTGAGACGCGCTACGAAGCGATCGCGGGCCACCCGCCGCATCACAGCGATAACTACACCGCCGACATGCGCGGGTACTACGCCTGGCATCGCACGCACGCCGACGCGAAGGTGCTGGTCGAGCACGGCTTCCTCTCGAACGAGGCCGATCGGCTCTGGCTCCAGTCGCACGTCTTGGCGATCGCTCAGGCCTGGTATCTCGCCGTGCTCGACTACTACGGCCTCGCGCTTCAGGAGTTGCCGACCTGGGAGGTCGTCGACGCGAAGGGCAAGGTCGTCTACCAGGGCACGTGGGCCAAGGTGCTCGTCTGGCTTAAGCCGAAGAAGTGGGCCGGGCCGCTGACCATTAGACGGGTGAAGTGATGGCGAACGGGATCAACGGCTACACAGTCAAGGAGATCCTCGACAAGTTCGTCATCCCCCCGCTGAATCAGGTTGTCGAGGATGTAGGCGAACTCAAGGAGACCGTCCAGGGGCATGACGGGATTCTGAAGACGGTCGCGATGCGCGACGCTACGCGCAAGCGCTGGATCTCCACCCGTTGCACGATCGCGATCGATTGGGCAATCCGCGCCGCTGTCATCGCCGTCCTCGCGGGCCTCGGAATCCACTACTTCTGATGCCTACCCTCTGGCAAGGCGCGCACGTCGTACTCGGCGATCTCTCGCTTGACCCGACGGAACTTGGCGCGAAGATGCTCGCGAAGGGCTGGGCCGGCGTCTGGGCGAAGATCCACCACGGCTCTGTTGCGACCGATCCGGGACTCGGCGAGTGGCTCGAGAAGTTCCGCGCCGCATCGGGTGGGAAGGTGCTCGCTATCGGCTGGGGCGTCAACGGTGCAGACCCGAAAAGCGAGGCCGCGCTGATCGAGGGTTTCTGTCGCCAGCATCACCTAGTCGCCTACGTCGCTGATGTGGAAGCAGCGCAGAAGGAAGACGAGACGCCGGGCGGTCGCAAGTTGACCGCCGTGCTCTGGTCGGAACTCCGCCGCCGGATGCCGACCCGTTCGATGGGCTTCACGACCTACGGCGCCGCGTCGGACGACTGGCTGCTCGGCAGCGTTCTCGACAAGGGAGCACGCTGGTCGGGACCGATGGACTTCGCCTCGCCGTGGCGCGCCGGAGCTCGATTCATCCCGCAGGCGTACCCGAACGAGTACGGCGAGATCTACTCGCTCCCGCACTGCGTCCGCCATGCTCGCCGCGCCGGCTGGCCGATCTCATGGGTCCACCCGATGCTCGGCTGTTACGACGGGCCGTTCAGCCGCGATCCGCGCGTCTACGTCAGCGACATGATCCGGCTCGGGCTACTGGGTTTCTCCGTCTTCCGCGGAGAGTTAATGACCGACGACGACTGGGCTGTGCTCTCGGCTGCTATCGGGCCGAAGGGCGTTGCTCGCCGTCTCTACTGAGGAGGGAAAGATGAGTCCGTTTCGCCTCGCAATCCTCAAGCGCGCAGGCAAGGGCCTCGCTGCCTTACTGCTCGCCGCTCTAGCCGGGGCAATCGCCTCGCCCGCCTTTGCCGACTTCGTCGGCGACCACACGCTGACCGCCGTGATTATCGGCGCCGGAGTTCCGGCGATCCTCGCGGCTGAGAAAGCGCTACAGGGCTGGAAGCCCTGACGCCCAGCAGTACCGGGCGTGGCCGGCGCTCGCAGGTGCGGGCGCGAACCTCAAGAAAGAGAGAGGCCACTGAAACGCAGATGGCTACTTTCGATCGTCATAGTCACCGCTTTATTCGTCGCGCTTCTCGCCGGCTGTTGGCCCGCTGACGGAGCGCGACGCTCCACTAACCTCGAGGCCGTCACTTGGCTGCGGGGCAAGATCGAAAAGCAGAAACACGAGACCTGGAAATGCCAGAATGCTCTCGGCTCCCAGCGTACGAAGGGCGCTCTCACCTACCGATGGTCTGAGGACATCGAGTACCTGCAGTTCATCAGGCATCGCTGGGAAGGCCGTCACGTCGCCTGCGACAAGTTGGCTAGCCGCCGGCTAGCCGTCGTTCAGCGGCTCGCACACGGCCTCCAGGGGACTGCCTTGCGTGGACTTGAGCACGAGTTCGAGCAAGCGGCCTGGGCTGAGAACATGAACCCGTACTTCCTCGTCGGAGCATCCGGTACAGAGTCATCGTTCGGCGCTGCACCATGCACCCGCGATAACAATCCGAAGAACATCTGGGGGCTCGGCGCTTGCGGGACTCGCTGGCAAGAGCCGATCTTCGGGACGTGGCGAGAGGCGATCACGTACTACGTTTGGTTCATCCGAGACAGATGGCCGCACGCTCAGACGTGCTACCAACTGTCAGGTTATTGTCCGGAATGTGGAACTTACGGCTGGGGGTTGGCTACGCATCAGAAGATGCGCCAGCTCTTCGGCTCGGTCAGCGCGAGCCTCGCCTACCCCCGCTGAAAAGTCGTTCACCCGCGTCTTGCCCCCGCCATCGGGCGGCGGCTTTTCGCGTTTCTAGGCGGTGATCACGAACTGGCCGCTCCACCACCGGCTGCTCTCATCCAAGATAGCGTCATTGGTCGTCGGATAGATCGTCGCCTGTCCGAGCCCGATCCTGAGCGTGTGCGCTCCCGTTTTCGCCGCGATCAGTCGCGCGTAGAAACCCTTCTTCACATGCGCCCGCAACCGGCCAAAGCAGAACACGTCATCGTCATAGGCGCGCAGGCCCGGCATCTTGACGACCCACGAATTGTGATCGTCCTCGAAATCTATGCAGAAGTGAGAGAACGAGTTCGAGTTCGTGTTGACGACAATCCCGATCATGTAGCTCTGCCCCGCCGTCTGGACCTCTGGCGGTGGGCTCAGGCGGGCCGAGAACCGCGCTTGCACCTGACCGAAGGCGATCCCAGCGCAAGCGAGTAGGAGAAGGCTGGCGGCGCCGATAACGAAAACCTTACGCATCACGTCCTCCTTTCGGGCGATTGTCTCCTTGTAAACGCGTGTGTAGCATCGTGCAGAAGGGGGACGATGCCATACAGCGAGATTCGCTGCCGTCTCGCCGAGATGGCGCGCGAGATCGAGGAGATCGAGGTCATTCTTGAGCTTCCCCGGGATCTTGCTCTTGATCGGTTCGAGGATGCTCTTGCTCGCTGGCCTTGGTGGTCGCCCGATCGGCCGCCGCCTTCACCGCCGCCGCTTCCTCGCGAGCTGCATCTCGTTCGATAGCGGCGAAGACGTCTGCCGCCTCGAGCAACGGCAGGAGCGTCCCGAGCGTCGGGCCGGCTCGGCGCGATTTCGCGTCCTTGACCTTCATGCGCATCTTCGCGACGGCGTTGGAGTCGTAGAAGCCGAGAGCGATTGAGAGGCGCTGTTGCGAGCGTGAGGCGATCCCGCGTCGCGCCATTGCGCGCTCGATTAGAGCGTCTAGAGCTTCGAGTGCATCCACTACTAGGAGTCTGAGGCGCGGGCGTTTGCCCTGCAATCCGCTGGAAAGTATCGCTTTCTTGACATCCTCTTAAGCGTATGCTTAACTGTGCATATGCCCACCAGCGCATTCGATTCGCAGCGACTCGTGCAGGCTCGTCTCAAGGCCCGGATGACGCAAGGCGACCTCGCCTACAGGCTTCGCGAGTTGTCCGGCGGGAGAGTCAAGACGACGCAATCTCAGATCTCAAACTGGGAACGCGGCGTCGCTGCGCCCAGCTCGATCGCACTCCCCTTTATCGCTGAGGCGACAGGCCACGCGATCGAGTTCTTCTATACGTCCGGGCCAGGCGAAGACGACGACGAACAGGAGGCCGCCTTGCCTAGCTACCACGAGTTTCTTGAGGCTATCCGGCCGGTTGCCCGTCTTTTCGAGAAGGCTGAGCAATGACCGCCGCAGCCCCCACTCTCACGAAGGGCGTGAGCTGGCGCGACTTCTGGCTACCGAAGGGCGCGCGGGAAGCACGTACCGACCTCGCCGATTGCCTGGACGACCTGCGCGAGCTCGAGATGCTCGAGTACGCCTTCGACAACCCGAACTTCGATCGCATCGTCGACTACCCGGTCTGGCGCGATCGCATCCTCGGACAGATCCGCGCGATCAAGGATCGCTGGGGGATCAAGTGACCGCGCTCGCCCTCCTGCATGACGAGTTGGCCGACGTACGCGACGCCGAGAGGCTGCGCCGCCGCCCGATTCTCGGCACTTCGGCTCGCGCGCGCCGCCAAGCGAGCGTGCGCTATGTGCTCTCCCTCAGCGTCGAGTTCGGCTTCCGCGACATGACCGAGGCCGAGTTCCACGAGATCGAGCGGCTGATCGCTCGCTTCGGTCCGCTGATGCCAGTCGAGAGTCAGATCGATCGCTTCCGCCATGCGGCGCTGATCGCCGCGACAGTCGTCCAGCTCAGGAGACGAACACGATGACCAAGACGCAAGAACTCGCTGTGCCTGAAACCCCGGCGCAGTCACTCAAGAAAAAGGTCGCGGGTGAAGATTTCCGCAAGCAGGTCGCGCTTGCTCTCCCTGGCGATGTGAGCGCGGATCGCTTTGTGCGCTCCGCGATCACGGCGCTGATGGCGAACCCAGACATCGCAACTTGCGAGCCGGACTCGATCTTCAATGCGCTACTCAAGGCCGCGCAGGACGGACTGCTCGCCGACGGTCGCGAGGCTGCGCTCGTCAACTTCAAGGGCAAGGCTCAATACATGCCGATGGTCAGCGGTTTCAGGAAGGTCGCCGCCGAGTCGGGCTGGTCGATCAAGGCGCGCTGTGTCTACGCGAACGATCACTTCGAGTACACAGAGGAGCCGCCGCTGCTCGTTCATAACCCCGTGCGTCCTGGCGCTGAGCGCGGCGCTTTGATTGCCGCCTACGCGATCGGTCGCAAGCACGGCGAGGACTCGGTCTTCAAGGTGATGTACCGCGACGAAATCGAGAAGCGCCGCGCGATCGCGAAGACTGACAACGTCTGGAAGGGCTGGACGGCGGAGATGTATGAGAAGACGGCTGCCCGCAGTCTCTTCGCCGACCTTCCGCTTGGCGATCGCGAGCGCGTCCGCCGCGTGCTTGAAGCATCCGATCCTAGCGATGCCGCCGCCCTGCTCTATGGCAACGGTGCTCGCGCCGCTCTTAGTTCGGCTCCCCCAGCCGATGTCGAGGTCATCGATCTCGACAGTCAGCAGGCCGGGGAGGCACAGGCGCCTGCCGAGTCCGCGATTACAGGCGCGGGCGATGCCTCCCCGGCTCCTGATCCCGCCGAAGAGCCCGAACTCGAACCCGAGCCGACGACCTTCGCGCCTCCGGCCGACGTGGCCGATCGCCAGAAAGCCGCCGAGGCTGCAGCCGGTTTCGTCGTCCCCAACGACTGGAAGGCGAAGGGTAAGCGACTCTCTGAGATCGCAGCGAAGCCGAGCGGCGAGCAGTGGTTCGGCGTCGCGCTCCGCAAGTCGGTCCCTGGCGATTTCCGTGATGCCGTGGTCGCCTACGCGCGCGTCTACCTGCCCGACATCTTCGCGGCGTACGAAGCCGAGGTCACGGCCGCGGGCGGACAGGAGCAGCTCGCATGATCTTCCTTTTCTTCCACTGGTTCTCTCAGGCAACGCACTACGTCCCGGTGATCATCATCTGGCTGATCATCGCGCTGTACGTCCTCGCTATCTGCCGAGCCGGCCGGGACGACTGACGTGAACCGCGCCGACCGGATGCTCGCTGCTCTTCGCGACGGCACACCCTGGTCGCGCGCTGAAATCTTCGACCGCGTCGGCTTCATGCTGACGAACAATGCTGCCTCCGAGCTTCGCGACCGCGGCTTCACCGTGATCGAGTCGAGACGCGGCGGCGAGTATTTCTACCAGCTTCTCAACCCCGCTCAGCCGGAGCGGCTGCGTACCACGGCACAGGTCGAAAGGCCCGAGACCGTGGCTGACCTTCCGGGTCACAGCCGTCGAGCTATTGCAGCCGCTCCGGCGGGGCGGGTTGGTCCCGAGCCCGTCCCGCAACTGTCTCTCTTGGAGGAGGTCGCATGATCGATCGCGACCTCGTCATGGCGACCTACCAAGACGGGAACGGGTACAGGAAGACCGCGCGGATTGTCGGTTGCTCTCCCACTTCCGTCCGCAGGGTTATCGATCCCGAGTATGCAGAGCGGAGTCGAGTAGGCTCGCGCGCGACGAAGCGGCGGCGTACAGGCACCTGCCGTGAATGCGGCGGGGAAACGCGCTACAGCGGCAAGCACGGGGAAGCGGTATCTAATCTCTGCTTGCGCTGCTGGCGCCGTCTTGAACAAGAATTACGTCGCTGGACGCGCGATACCATAATCGCAGCGATTCAGGAATGGGCACGCGAGCACGGTGGGGTACCGCCAGTAGCTCCCGAATGGCAGAACGCGTCTCGGGGGTCGAGATTCCCCGCCGCCGGGACCGTATATAACAACCCGTCGGCGCCGTTTGCCTCATGGGCTGACGCGATAGAGGCCGCCGGCTTCCCACGTCCCGTAGTTGGCTGGAAAAGGAAGGCCATCGCATGACCTCCGCGCGCACCTTCCTACGCCGCATTGCGCTCTACCTAATCGCGGTCAGCACGGTGCTTGTCGTCTTCGTCAACTGGATCGTGAGAGGAGCCGCATGAGCACGCAAGAAACCGAGCAGGGCCAGCAGGTCGAGGCTCGCTCGTCAGTGAAAATCTCGCTGAACGCAAAGGGCGAAATCCAGGCGGAAGTGAAAGTCCGCGTCGGCGACACGTCCGAAGAAGTCGGCGAGGCTCGTCGCCTGGCCGAGATCAACTTCGATCTGCTTCGGAGCAAGTACCCGCGGTCATGACTACCTTCCTCGACACCTTCTTTGAGACGACGAAGGGCGAGACGAACGCCACGCGATCGCGCGTTCTTCTTCGCCATGTAGCCGACGGAAAGCACGCCGAGGAAGACGAAGCCGTGCTACTCGTTGCCGCCCAGACGTTCGCCACGCTAGCCGTCGCCGAGCATCTCGAGGAGCTAGTCCGCGCAGTGGAAATCAGTGCGAACGTTCAACCGAGGCGCTCGTGAAGGTCAAAGACCTCATCACAGCCCTGCTCGAAGCGCCGATGGACGCCGAGGTCGCGGTAGCTATCGCGGACGGCGATGAAGACATCACTGGCGCGAAATACACGCCGAGCGCCTTCGGCCCCGGCTGGGTCGAGATTCGGATCGTCGGCGAGTATGTCGAGGTCGAGTCGTGAAGCTCCTCTCGACAGGAGATTGGCACGCGGGCGCAGGCCAAGAGTATGGCCGCGAGCCGTGGGATCGTCTCGCTGATCAGGATGCAGTCGCCGACAAGATCGCGGAGATCGCTCGCGAACGCCAGGTGGACGCCGTCCTCTTCGGCGGTGACGGTGGCGAGCGCCGAAAGCCGACACCGCGCGAGAACCTTCTGCTCGCCCACGCCTTCCGCCGCTTCGCGCCGATCCCGGTCATCGCGATCCCCGGCAACCATGACGTGAGTGAGGCGGATGGCCCGTGCTCGCTCGACATCTTCGCGCCGGAGTTGCTCACGCTTCAACGGACTCCTGGCGTCGTCACAGTCGCCGGCACGTCGATCGCGTGTCTTCCTTGGACTCCTATCTCGCGCCTGGTCGCTGCCCGTGACGGCGGTGACCGTGCACAGATCAACCGCGAGGCTGCGGGGCTTCTGATCGACACCGCGCGCGGGCTGCGCGCTCAGTGCGAGGGGCCATGCGTGCTTCTGCTCCACTGGTCGGTCGAGGGTGGCGTGACGGCCACGGGTGTCGAGACGCTCGCCTTCGCCGAGCCCGTCCTACCGCTCGCCGATCTTGAGGCGCTCGGCTTCGATGCGGTCTTCGCGAGCCACGTCCACAAGCCGATGGCGATCGCGCCCGGGATCATCCAGGTCGGCTCGCCCATGCCGCTCTCGTTTGGCGAGCCTGGCGATCACGGAGTCTGGATCGTCGATGTTTCCTTGAACGAAACACACGCCGAGTTCGTGCCGATCGAGTCGCGGCCGTTCGTGACGCTAGATCGCGATTGGAGCGCGATACCTGGGGCCGGTCTAAGCGGTCCAATGGACATCTTTGATTACGGCGACGATCTTTCAGCATTGCGAGACGCGATCGTCCGCGTCCGCTACACCGCCACCGCCGAGCAGGCCCGCAGGATCGATCATCGCAAGCTGCGCGACGCTCTCTATGCGGCCGGCGCCCACAAGGTCTATGCGATCGAAGCCTCGATCGAACGGGAGACGCGCGCGCGAGTGGAAGGCGTCGACGAGACGCTAGGCGAGGCCGCTGCGTTGGACGCTTACATCGAGGCGCAGGGCATCGACACCAGCATGGCCGAGCAGATGCGCGAGCGGACAGGGCGCTATTTGCAGGAGGCGCGAGCGTGAGCGAGCGTTCAGAGTTTGGCGCTGGTCTTATCGTGTGCTTGGCAAAGTTCTCTGAGCATCTTCGGGATCACCGCGCCTCGAAGGTCATGTCGATCCACTACTACGCCGGATTGAGTCCTACCGAGCGGGAGCGCGAGGAGGCGGAAGCAAAGCGTTATCCGGTTGGTGACGCAGCCACTCGGCTACTCCAGATCAGCCCATTTCGCAATGGCACGGAGGACTTAAGCCGTGCGCTCGAGATGTGGGCGAATGCCGCGTCTGACCATTTCTACGATCTCGACCGCACGAAGGCCCCACCGTCACTTCGGAAGCTAGCCAGCCTCACGTTGTCGATGGGGCATGGATTCTCGGGCGCGGTCTGGACGTGGGAGCACTGGGAGGAGATTCACAAACTCTGGAGACAGGCGTGTATCGCCCTTGATCGGCGTCTCGGCGTAAAACCAGATTGGGGCGAATGGTGAAGCCCCTCCACCTCCGCGCTACGAACTACCGCACCTTCGAGCAGATCGATCTCGAGCTACCCTCCGGCTGCATCGCGATCGTGGGTCCGAACGGAAGCGGCAAGAGCAGCCTCGTCCTGCTCCCCGACCTCTGCCTTTTCGGGCCCGAGTCGCGCTCACTCGAGCCATACCTGACAGACGACTCGATCGGCGCTGACCTCGAGCTCGAGGAGACTTTCGAGCACGACGGCAAGTTCTATCGCGTTCGCCGCGGCTTCTCGTCGAAGGGGAGAGGCAAGGCGACTTGTGATTTCGAGCGCCTGGACGCCTACGTGGATCGGATCGGCCCCGAAGGTGGCCCGACTGTCGAGGAGTGGGAGCCCCTCACCCGCGAGACGATCAAAGAGACCGACGCGCTCATCGCGTCCACTATCGGCATGACGAGAGACACCTTCCGAAACTCGGTCTACTTGGCCCAGGGCGACGGCTCCTTCGCCGATCCATCGTGGGATCCGCGCCAGCGGAAAGAGCTGCTCTTCACGTCGCTCGGGCTCGATCAGAAATGGACACCGCTTCTGGACATGGCGAGGCGAGATAAGCGCGCAACCGAGGCGCAGCTTCAAGAGCTAGCCGACCGCGTAGGGACACTCGAAGCCGAGATCGCAGGCAAGCCTGAGATCAACTCTCGCGCTCTCAC